ACCCGGCGCTGTGCGTCGATGTCGGCTCGAGGATCGCGGGCTCGGATCCTCTGGACCAGCTCATCTAAACCTTCCCGCCCCCCCGCTGCGGCGTCAGCCGCGCCTTGGTTAGGTTGGCTAGTTCCTTGGCTAGTTAGAATCCCTAGGCACGGTTTGCCGCATTGCGCTGCATCTCCTGCCGCATTGATAGGCACGGTTTGCCGCATTACCCCTGCACCGTTTGCCGCATTGACCCCGTCGAACCGCACCGAGTAGTCGAGGCTCTTGGCCCCGCGCTGGGTGGTCGTGATCAGCCCCTTCCGCCGCAGGGACGCGACGATGGTGCGGATGGTGCGGACGCAGAAGCCCGTCTTCAGGGCCAGCGTCCCCTGGCTCGGGTGGACGCGGGTGCCGTAGTCGATCAGCGCGAGGAGCACGAGCTTCTCCTCGGGCGTGACCGAGTCGCCCAGGCGCCAAACGTCGCTCGGGACGTTCTTACCCATGATCGACCTCCATGTCGATGAGGTCGGCGACGATGTGGCCGTCCTTGTACGGCTTGAGCTTGACCATCACCATCCGGCCAGCCATGTCCGCGAGCGGCTCGAACGAGGTGTAGTCAACGTCATCGCGACCGTCGTGCCCCTCGAGCGTCACGACCCAGTACGGCTTGCCGGCCTTGCTCACCTTCTGCTCGACGCCCGCACAAACGCCGCGAACCTCGCGTAGGGCGCCGGAGTCGCCTTTAGGCGCGTCCGCGCCTTTGGATGGAGCCGGGAGCCTCTTGATCGGCGCGGGCGCCTCCTGACGGCTCTCCGCGGCTTCCTGCGGCATCTCCTCGGCGAACGATCCCTCGGCACCGAGCAGCGCGGTCGCCCAGCCCATCACGCCCTTCAATGCGCGGCCCGTCGCCCGAGTCTGCGCCATCATCTGCCGTGCAAACTGGGGACGGTTGCACCACGGCTTCTCGTCATCGAACACGCAGCCCATGCCGCGCCCGACGATCTTGCCGTCGGCCATCACGGTGGCGATTGCCTCCCAGTAGCCGGCGATTCCGTCATCGCCAGCCGGTACGTGGCGCATCGACTCAATGGCGGTCGTGTAGCCCATCGCCGTGCCGATTGCCTGGGCTCCCTGCACCATCAGATAGCCGCGCCCTTGGACGCGGACGATGAAGTTGTCCTGGACGAGCTTGGCGACGGACGCGACCACCGCCTGGTTCTGACGCACGCGGTCCTGCGGAGAGAGGAGGTCACCCATGGCGCACCTCCAGCTGCTTCGCTGCGGCCTTCTCGGCCTGGCGTGCGTCCTCGATCCACTTCTCAAGCTGCCCGCGGATGCTGCGGTGCTGCTTCTGTCCCTCAACCGCCGCCGCCCGGTAAAGCTCCGAGCTGATCCGAATCTGGATCGTGGCGCTGTCCTTGATCTCTCGCATATCGCTGCCTTTCATGGCAGCGGTGCGTGGTCAGTAACCGGTCCCTGCTATGGCTGTTCTGTTAAACGAGAACAAGGGACCTTCCAGCCGCTGACACAGATGCACGCACCGCTACGGGTGCATCTTATCGACGATCGCGCGTAATTGCTTCAATTTTGCTTCGCGAAGGTGCGATCGCTTCTTTCGTTCACGAGCGGCTCGTAACCGTTGCATCGCAAAGCACTTATGGGTGCCCACTTTGGTGCGCCAATCCCACCCGGCGTCTGGGTCGCACGACAAATCCCACATTTCCCGGGGCCAAAAGTCCCGGCGAACCAGCCACCACACCCCGCGGCTTTCGTCCATGCGCCGGAGGGATGCTCGCACCGATGCATCCATCCCCATATTGTACCAGTATGCCTCAACCCGACAAGGAACTAGCAATCTTGCTCCTCATCGTGTGGATTCTTGGACCCCTGTTTGGGGCCGGAATCAGCCTGGCGGTGCTGTGGTGGCTGATCAAGAGCGCCGTTTACCACGGCGTCGTTCGAGCCATCCGAGACACGCGGTAATCGTCCGGCGCAGCCAGCGGGGCGTGGCGGCGTTCAACGCCTCCTTGCGCTTCAGGCACCCGCCGCATGGTTTGATCCCGACCGCCTTTGTCCCCTGCTCAATGACGGTTCCGAGTCCGGGTTGAGACTGGTTGAACCGCGATTCGGCGCACTTTCCAAGAACGGGTTCGCCGTCCCTGATTTCAAAGCACCTCGTGCGGTTCTCGCCGTTCCAACGGTATCGAACCGTCACGACAGGCGCATGAGGGTGATGTATGTCGGGGGTTTCCATGTCGATGAGGCGTTGATAGGAGTCAGGCCGTCCGCGCTGCAATGGGTGTCGTTCAGCTCCGGACAAAGGATTGCGTTCAGGGTCGGGGACGGCCCGTATGTCCGCGCTCCCTGGCTGTAGTGGTTGCAGTACACCAACGCATACGAGCCCTCGGCAAACCGTTGATTTGGTCGCGGTCGCCGAGCGTAGACGCAACTCCAGTAGTAGCGGACAGTCCATGTACCCGTAGTACGTGGACAGCCGGGGTCTGCGAGGAATACGGGATACTGGAACGAATCCTCGTAGTAGTAATTCACCTTGATCAACGTGCGAACGTCAGGGTGTCCTACCGGTGCCGCCTCCCATTGCGGGAAGTTGCAACCGTTCCATTTCATGCACGATTGCACCCATTCGATCTGCACCCATTGATCGTAAGTGTTGGCAATGATGCAAGTCGATGGGATGCCGTCCGGAACGAACGTACCGCAGCAGTTTTGGTTCTGATTCGTCCCGCCGCCCAACGGCCCCTTCCATGTCAGTTCCGCGGATCCCGCGCTGATCAGTCCGTCCGTTTCAACGAGGGCTTCGCAGACATCGTCCTCTTCGCAGTCCGGCAACTGGGCAGGGTCAGGCCATCCGACCGCCTTGCGCGAATGCATCACGCGACCGCACGGACCCTTCTCGCAGTCATAGGCATAAAACGGACCTGTCGCGTAGGCACCTGACCCTGCCTTGTCGCCAATGATCCCCGTCGCCTCAACGTAGACGGACCACGAGGGATAGACCGACTCCGGGACCGTTGGACACGGTTGACACGGAATCGGACTCGGTGGCGGCTCCTCGAGGCAGCAGCACCGGCGCTGGCTCACTTGGCGTTCTTCCGGCACCACCAGAAGCCGATCCACGCACCAGCGGCAAGGATGGCGGTGATCAGGATGAGCGTCGAGGCGAAGTTACTTTCGGCGAGCATGGGCGACCTTTCGGGGATGCTTGGTGCGGAACGTCGCGCCGAGCGAGCAGCCGGCGGCGAAGGCGGCGGTGACGGTCACGATGATCCAGAGGATCAGGGTCTGGTCTTGGTTCATGTGCGGCTCACTTTTTGAGTCGGTAGACAATGGCAGCGACCGCCGCGAGGCCGACGGCCGCCGAGATGAACTGCATGGTCACCCACACCGGGCTCTGTTCATCGGAGACATAGGCGACGCTCTGGTGAACGGCTGCCGCGCTGTGCTCGATCTCCGCCAGCTCGAGCTGCGCCGCCTCGAGGTGGCCTCGAGCGCGAACGGCAGACGCGCGGACATCGTTCGCCTCGCGGGCGATGGTCGCGGTCGCCGACGCGCAGCCGGTGAGCAGGAGGACGGCGGCGAGGCGCTTCATGCCGTCAAGAGATCCACAAGGCGTTGAGAAGCCCACTTGTAGCCGTTGGCGTTCAGGTGTTGCCGCTCCGTGGCCGCGTTTGCGTAATAGCTCCCGGCAATCAGGTCGGCATACGGCGCAATGACCATCCCATTCATGATTGCGTAGGTTGATGCCAGCGTTGCGGCACTTGCTCGGACGGTTGTCATGTTGTCCGTGCTTTCCGTCTGATGGCTTGTAAAGCCGAGGAAGCCAAGGTCCGTACTCGAATACCCAAGCGCCAGCCATGCCGTCCTACAAGTTTCCATGAATGACGTGCAATCAGCAGCCCATGTGCTACTGCCGGTTCCGTTGACGCCGCCCTGGAATGCGACGATTACTCGTCCGGTGCCACCGCAAGCGATCTGCCGCTGCCGGAGCTCCTTCAGGTATTGCCTGATGATGAGCGGCGCCCCGACCGCGTTGTCGGCAACCTGCTTGGTAGTCGCTCCACCGTAGTGGTCGAGACATTGCACGGCAACGCCCTTGACGGATCGCGAAACGCTATGCAGCGCGAGCGCGACCTGCCCGGTGATGTAATAGTTTCCCCAGGTGTTGTCTGCGTATGCGGCGAGGTACTGCCTTCCGGCCGTGTTTCGATTGGAATCGGCAGCAACCGATAGTTCGGACGTGGTCCACGAGTACCCGGATGCGTCAGCGCATTGTATCCGTGATCCTGCGACCACCAGGGCGTCGCCGCCACCGTTCCTGCGGAACGTCGGCTGGAAGCTTCCCATGCCTGGTCCCATTGCGTGAACGACGCGGTATCTCAACGCGGACCCCTGCCACGACAATTGGGTGTTGTCGTTGTCTACCGTGTAAATGCCTCCAAGAAAGTCAGCCCAGTTGTTCGATCCCGCAAAGTAGCCAAACCAAAATGCAGATGCGTTCGGCTGAAGGCTGCCACTCGTCCTCTTAAGGAGATCATAGAGACCAGACGGTGCTGAATCGCCGCGGACAAGCGAGTTGCCGAGCGATCCGGTACCGCCAGCATTCTGCACGGAGCCGTCAGACCAAATCCTCGAGTAGCTGTCGAACTTCGACTGATAGCCGTAGAACGTCGCGCTCTCCCGCGAAAACACAGGCACCAATGGCGTCGCGTAATGCGATGCACCGAGCGCGGTGAGGCCGTGTACCAATCCGTCGCACCATCCCCACCCGCTGTAGTTCGTATTGGAATCACCGGCGATGAGGATGTCGACCGAATCGTTGCCTGCAATGGCGTCAATTACAAATTGCCGTGCCTTGGCTGAATCAGCAAATCCCCCGATCATTGCCCGGCGCATCATGTTCGTAATCACGGGATCACCTCCGCAGTAACGCGCAGCGCGATCGTCGCGATGTGCAGGTTTTCCGATCCAGCCGTCGGGTCGGCGTACAAAACGATCTCGCCCCACGACGGGCCGGCGAGCGTGGCGGTCTGCGTCGCGGTAAAGCTGGTGGTCGCGGTGCCGCCGCCAGCGCTGACAACGGAGCCGGTGACCGTGGTGGAAACGCCCGCCAGCGTCAGTTTCGCCTTCGGCGTGTAGCCGGTCCAGTTGAAGTTGTTCCCGCCCACCTCGTGGACGTGGAAACTGATGTTCAGTACTTCCCCTGGCACCACGGTGATGCTCGGGATCGGAGTTGCCAGCGTCAGGTTCATTCGATGCACCTATACGGGTTGGGACGATCAAAGAACGGGAATGCGTTTCCGGCGGTGTCCATCACGACATGCACGAGGACCTTTGCGGACAGCTCCGACGTGGTCCAGTTGCCGCCGCTGTACTGCGACCCGACAGGTCCGAACTGGTCGGCGGGCGTTGCGTTCACGGCAACGCCATCGACTCTGGTCGCGGTGTTGTGATACTCCCGGAGGTTTATGCAGTTCGTGTAGTCGAAAGTAAGGTCGGTGCCGACGGTGACGCCGGAACCTGTCAGCGGCGGCGGGAACCAGAGGCGAACCGTGTACGTCCAACGGTACCCAGCTCCGGCGATCGCTGAGGCGTTTCGCACCTCGCACAGGCCCATTGTGACGATCTGCCCTGCCCCCATCTCGCGCCGTGCCCAACGGAGCGTGTCCTTGTTGTCGATGGCTGTCGCCGCGCCCTGCGTCCACGAGTTGACCACGGCGCGGTTTGCGCCGGCAATGCCCTCGTTGAAGATTGGACGGTTCCAGCTCACGGGAATGTCGGCTTGGGAGAGGTGATCTCGGCCATGTTCAGAGCACCGATCATTGTGGCGAACGTAGCCGTGCTCGGGTACTTCTGGAAGAATCCAATCTTGTCGGCCTGGAGCACCACTACACCGGCTACGGTCGCGCCGGACGTGCAAAGCGGCTGTCCGGTCGGCTTCGGAATCGGCACTTGCTCGAGGTGGTACCAGGCGTCGAAGAGGAACTGGTGCTGGATGCGGTACCACTCGTAGGACGGGCTGATCGTGAAGCCCTGGTACACGACCGTGCCAATGTCGCAGCCAAGGAATGCCGCGTCATTCCGCTTTCCGATGTAGCTTGCGTAGCTGCTCGTCGGCGGCTCCGGGGTCGCTTCGCGAGTGCGGTCCCAAAGCAGCTCAAGCGTCATCGTCATCTGCGGCACCTCGTAGGTCGGCGGGTTGCCGTTGAGGTCCACTTTTGTCCCGCCGATGTCAACGACGCTTCCGGGCCATGCCACCGTGCCGTTTGCCGGGAACGTCGGGGCGATGCGCCACATCTGTGCAGCACGGACGCCGCTTGAGCGCGTGACCTGGACGTATTTGCCCTGGTCCCCTGCGTATGGATCGAACGTGCCGAACCTACAGGTGACTTCCCAGACGTATGGGGCCTCGCGCTGCATCGTGCTCTCGACGCTTCGGCACACAAACGCCTTGAGAAACGAATCTGATCCGTAAATGCCTGCCGGCAAACGCTCGCGGATCTTCGGCAATCCGGAAGCCGAGAGCATCTGCTGATCGCCCGGATAGGTGTCTCCGGAGCTTGCCGGCTCCCATCGAACCTGGTACTGGAGGTCGAGCGTGTGCTGCTCGCCAGGCATTGCCAGCGAGTAGTTCCGCGTCTCCGGGCGCTCAATGACGGTCCACGTGCCCATTAGAACGGCCTCCCTATCTTGCTCGCCATGTCACGAAGAATGGTGATGATGTCAGCGATGCCAGCGGCACCGGTGAGCGCCTGATCGGTCGCGAAATTCTTGAGTCCGCCCGCCGTGGCGGTGGCTTGCCCGGCGGCGGCAATGCCGGCTGAGATCGTCGGATCGGTGGCGATGCGCTGCGCCTCGGCGCGGCTTGCGGCAGACTGCGCCTGGATCGCCTGAATCACGCCGGGAGCGACCGCCTTGGCGATCGTCTGCTCGTCCTGGTACTTCTGAATCAGCGCCTGTGTCTGCGCGTTGGCGGCGTCAAGATCCCAGGTCGTAGCCATCCGGGTCAGCTCGTCCACCCGGTCGTTCATCACCGAGGTCGCCTGGCGGATGGCGTTAAACGCCACCTGTCCGACGTTGAACGCCGCCGAGATGCCAGACGCCATTGCCGTCCGTGCGCTCGACTCGTTGAGCTTCTTTAGCTCCTGATTCGCCCGCGCCACGCCCTTGACCACGCCGGACGGGTCCACCTCGGCGCGGATGACTGCCTTCATCTCCTTAGCCACCGGACACCTCCTCGGCAAACTCCTCGATGCCGCGACGGGTCCAGGGGAAGAGCTGCTGCGGTCGCTGCCCGGTCATGGCGCACGCGATGACGCCGAGCAGGAACTCGCAGCGTTCCCCCGTGGTCATCTCCGTCCGTGCGATGCCGAGCGGCATGGTCATCCGTTGCTCCGGGCTTGAGATTCGCCACAGCCGCCGCTCGGCGGCTCCGTAGGGCGTGGACCGTTCACCGCCTCGAGCAGGGCCGCGGCGATGTCGCCACGGATCGACGCCAGCTGGTCGTTCCGGTCCACGAACCGGCTGCCGTCGGGCATGGTGAGGTTGTCTCCCCACCAGAACTGGTCGGTGCGGCTGCGCTGGTAGTCGCCGAGCGTCGGCTCGCGCACCACCACGTCGCCGACGCCGTCGATCGTGACGGTGCGGATTCGGGCGGCGATCTTGGACAGGTCGAACGGCATCAGGCTTCCTCGACCGAGACGTTCCACATACCGGCCTGGGTGCCGTCATCCGAGCGGCTGGCGCTGACGATGTGGCCGGTGATCGCGTAGGAGATCGATCCCTGGTCGGTGAACGTCACGACCACGGATCGGTTCACGGCGTCGGCAAGCGTGGTCGGGTACAGGTGCGTCCGGAGCGCGTTGTCGGTGCTGCCGTCCTGCGCCATCATGTCGAACGTGACGGTGCGCCGAACGCGACCTGGCGCCCGCTTCTCTCGGAAGTCGGACAGCTGCGTCACGTCGATGCTGCTGCGCTCGAACTGCACCGACACGTTCTTGATCGGGAACGTGGTGGCGCCGGCTGCGTTGAAGTTAAGGGTGACTGATCCGCCGTAGCCAGAGATGAGTGCCATTTAGAGCTCCGTTGCGAGAATGGTCATGGTGATGGTTGCGATGCGCTCGGCGTCCTGCTGCCCGTCATCCGGCGTCTCCGCGGAGAACGCGACCGAAAGCTCGGACATCATCAGCTTGCATTCGCCGGGGTCCGTGATCGTGCCGGAGTCCCACAAGGCGACCACGGCATCGGCCATCTGCGTGACGGTTTCCACCGTGTCGGCAATGCACGCGACTTCCACCGAAATCGTCCAGTGATTCGTGTCTGTGACAACGCCGCGCATCTGCGCGTCGAGGTTTGCCGCGGTGAGCTCGTAAACCATGCACGGCGTCGGCGTGCCAGCGTTCCGCATCCCCACGGACACGGTGTAGACGGTCATGCTCAGGGCCTTGTAGACGGCCTTGGAGATATTCTCAAGCGGCACGGCGAAGCCCTCCCATGACGAGCGACGCTTGGCGCAGGATGGCTTCGGCGATGGCATTGCCCATAGCCGTCGCGTTGGACCGCGCCCACCTCATGCTGATGAACGAGCCGGGAATGCGGCGCTTGGCGCCCTTGTGTCGGAAGCCGGATTCCAGCAGATGCCAGATGCGCTGCCGCCCCTTGCCGCGCTTGGCGCGGTAATCGACGCCGATGCTGAAGATCAGCGACCCGTAGCCCTTCTGCGCCCGCTTCGGGCCGTCGAGACGCGTCGAGGCGGCGATCGCTCGCCGGTGCAGCCCCTTGCCCTGGTACCGGGCGCCGCGCCATGCCGTTCGGAGCTTGCCGATGTACGGCTTGGTTCCCTCGCGGATCGCCTTCTTGCGGACGCGCTCGTTGAGTTTCTGCGGAAGCTGCGAGAGCGTGCGGCGCACCTCGGCGCTGTCCACCGAGATCCGCACGATGTTGGTCGCGCCGCGTCCTGCGCTCGGGCCGAAGAGGCTCATTCGGTCACCTCCACGGCCTCGATCTCGAGGCGCCGGCGGCGCTGGTCCATGTCCCAGCACGCTCGGCAGTTGAACGTCCTAGTGGTGCCGTTGTCGTTCCAGAGCAGCCGGCTGCGGGAGGTCAACGACGGCAGCCAGCTCGCAATGATTCGCCACTCGGTGCGGACCGCCGGGCCGCCGTCATCCATGACCTCGGTCGTGTTGGACGCCTCGACGTGCGCCCACACGGTGCCGATCGTCACCCAAGCCTCGACCGCCTGGCCGAACGCATCGACCGTGCGGACGGGGTTCTGCACCGTCAGCGACAGGCGCAGCATCCCGCTCGGGACGGGAGCGGCCATCAGCCAATCCCCTTCCCCATCATGGCGCTGATCCGGTCCCAGTAGTCGCCGGGCAGCGTCACCGTGTCATCACCGCGGCTCTGGACGTGCTGCGCCACGCGCTGAAGCAGCATCATCTCGAGGAGCGGATTCAGCGTGTTGGAGCCCGCCGTCACGGTCAGGACGAGCGGGTACGTCAGGTCATCCTTGTCGAGGCTGGCGTACTGGATGCCGTTGATCGTGACCAGCGTCAGGCTGATCGTCGCCGCGTTGTCATCGACACAAGTGCACGCCGTAGCCGGCTGGCGCTCGAGCCGGATGAGCTTCTCGGTGTTTGCCGGCTCGAGGCCGACGTACTGCGTGCGGGTCACGGGATCGACGCACCAGCCAGTGCGCTCCTCGAGCTCCCGCTTCGCGGCCTCCCAGGCGATGAGGATCGCCGGATCGTCCTCGTTGTGAGGGATCCGCGCCCATGCCCGAAACTTGGGAAGGTCTAGCGCCATCTTTCCTCCGCAGCGGGCGGGGGGGGACGAATCCCCCCCGCGCCCGCCTATGCGAGAGTCCTATCAGGCGTTGGTCACCTGGAGCTGCACGAGGCTCTTCACGCGGGTGAAGGCCGAGTTGGCGAAGGCCATGCCCTGGAAGATCACGCGGGCGCTGCTCGCCGCGGTGATCTCGTCGCGGATCATGCCGACGCCGCCCCACTCGCGCACCGAGAAGCCCTCGGAGATGTTGCCGAGGACCGCCACGACGTTCTTGCCCGTCGTGGCGGTGGCAACGTGCGCCGGGAGGTACTCGGTGACGTACACCGGGAGGCCCATCAGGGTGAACGGCGCGGCCTGGGTGTTCGTCGCGTCAGACGACGGGATGAACACCGGGACGTTGTTCACGAGGATGCCGGCGATCGTCGCGTAGACGTCCTGCGGGAGGATCCAAGCCGCCGAGCCCCAGTACGCCGCCGGGAGCTTGCTGTACCGCATCTCCGACAGCTTCGCGATGGTGACCTGCGCGATGGCGAGAGCGCGGGTGGTGCCGGCCGAGGTCGCCGTCGTGATGTTCACGTTCGCGTTGACGGTGAAGATGCCCGTCGGCGCGTTCGTGCCCGAGCCGCCGACGTAGCCCCACTCGAGGTTCTTGGCGAGCTGGCGCTGGAGCGAGTCCATCACCTCGGCCTCGACATCGAAGTTGGCCTGCCGGATCAGCTGCTGGCTGACCTGGGTGTAGGGGATGCACGGGACGGGCGAGATCGGCACCTCGACGAACGCCGGGTCGATCGACGTGCGGTTCGTCGAGGCGGTGTCGGGCTGCGTCCAGGCCGAGGTGTAGTCGGCGGTGGCGAGCGAGTTGTAGCGCAGCGCCGGGTAGCCCTGGACGCCGGTGCGGAGGTCGGCGAGGTTGCGGACCACCGTGTTCGCGTCGAGGTACTTGAGGATGCCGTCCTCGTAGATCTTCGGGATCAGCACGCTGCTCGAGGCCGTCGAGATGATCTCGCGCTGCTCGGGGGCGCGGCCGCCCTTCAGGTAGCCGAGGAACTGCTCGCGGTACTCGGGGGACGAGCGCCACTCGATCGCCTGCTCGCGCTTCTCGGCGACCACCTTCGAGGTCGCGGCGTGGCTGGCGAACTTCTCGCGCAGCTCGGCGGCGCTGCGCTTCTGGTTGAGGTCCTTCAGCTCGTCCAGGAGCTCGCTGGCGCGGGCCTCCTGCTCGGCGGTGATCTGGTCATTCGCGAGAATGCCATTCACCTCGGTTTCGATGAACTTGCGACGCTCGATGATCTCTGCCTGCTTCATGTGAGTGCCCTCAATCGCAGACGAAGCCGGGCTAGCGCCGGCGCGTAGTTGCGTGCCTCGGCGCTCGTCTGCGGATACGCGCCGTTTTCAACGATGGAAATCTCGCGGAGGTCCACCTCCGAGAGGGTCCGCTCGCTGCCCTTCCAGGCGTCGGAGCGGACGTAGAAGCCGAATGACATCTCGGTCAGCACTCCGGCCTCGACCAGGGCGCGAACGTCACGCGCACGCTGGGTGTCCGGGAGATCGACCTCGAACGCGAGTCCCTTGGTGTCGCTGCCGAGCTTCAGCAGCCCGCTGCGGGTGTTGGCGAGCAGCTCGCGGCGATCGTGCCCGACGAGCATCGACACGTTTCCCGACAGGCTCGAGTCGAAGGCGCCGCGTGCGACCCGCTCTACAAACGGCTTGCCGTTGTTGACGCCGCGCACGGTCAGCGGATGGCTTGGCGCGTCGTAGACCGCCGCATAGCCGGCAAGCTTGTTGCCGGAACGCTCGAAGGTCGCCGTGCGGATCTCAAGCATTGTCGCCCTCCGCGTCTGGGTTGCCTTCAACGACCGCGCCGGACGCGCCGCCGGGCATCGACACGGTCGGCGTGTCGAGGCCGTCGATCGGCGGAAGGCCGAGATAGTGCCGGGCGTCGTTCGGCGACATGATTCCGGCGAGCACCAGTTTCGAGAACGCCATGCCCTGGTCGCGGAGGTTGCCGCGGGTAATCGGGGTGGTGTCGATGTGCACGCGCTCGCCGGGAGCGCAGAGCTTGCGCTGGAGCTCGCTCTCCCAAGCGGACGCCCACGCGGCGATCGCGCCGTCGGCATACGCGCGGGCCGTCTCTGCCTGGCTCGAGAGTGCGCCGCCGCCCTGCTGGAACAGCATTTCGGGCGGCACGCCGAATGCGCGGGCGATCTCCTGCACCGAGAAGCGGCGCGATTCGAGCATCGAGCTGCTCGTCTCCTGGCTGATCTTCTCCGCCTTCATGCCCTCGCGCAGGATCAGCGGGCGGCTCGCGCCGTCCGCGGTCGCGTGCATGGTCATCCAGGCGTCGCGGATCGCCTGCACCGTCTGGTCGCTCATGGCGCCCGGATGGCTGATCGCGATCTTGCCCATGCTGCCCGTCTTGACGAGCGCAGCGTGCGCCCCGTCCTCGTCGGCAGCGAGCTGCATGGCGTGCCGCGCCATCTCGAGCGGCGAGCGGAACCAGCACGGGTTGAGGTGATCCGGGTAGCAGCCGACGTGCAGGATCTGGTCCTGATTCAGCACCGTGCTGCCGATGCGGTAGATCACGCCGTCATCGGTCACCTCGCCGCTCATGGCGTCGGCGGGGATCGGCTGCAGCTCGGCGATCGCGCCGTCGGACGAGCGGCGGATCAGCGCGAGGCCGTTGCCGTGCGTCAGGGCCACCGAGGTCGTGTATCGACGGAACTCATAGCCGGACTGCCACCGGCTGGCCTCACGGTTCATCAGCATCGAAACCGGGTGGTCCGGAATCGTCTGTCCGTCGCTGTCGAGGACCGAAATCGGGAGCCGGGCAATGTCCGCGCTGATCAGCTGCGTAGCGCGGACAACGGCGGGGATGGCGTCCACCGGCGCCGACACAATGGGCTCCGGTCGCGTGTAGATGGCTACACCCGACTTGAATCCAAAGAACCGAGCGAACATTGCCCGAAGCTCCATGGAACGGATGGAACCGAAACGCCCAAATCCGTCTACTGCGATTTTTGGAATCCCGGTCTATCCAATGGGACACGCGCTCGCGCTGACGCCCGTCACCTCGCGGACGCCGTTGTGCTCCATGAGCAGCGCCGCCATGTTCCCGGCGACCACCGCGTCGGTGTTTCCGTTGCTCCGGCCCTTGACCGGGCGGATGTTGCCGACGTTGTCCTTCACCAGCCGCACCGCCTGGAGCGCCGAAGACAGCACCGGATCCGGCTCGTAGAACAGCTGCCGCGATTTCAGGAGGTCGCCCCAGAGCTTCCACGCCGGGGCCATCGTCCGGATCGACTGATCGATCGGGACGATCGGCCATCCGCGATCCGCCCACCGCCGGATGTCCCGTGCCTGGGACGGGTTCTGGTCTACGCCGACCTTCCGAACGTCGTAGCGGGCCATGATCACCTCGAGCTCGGCCTCGATCACCGCCATGTCGTGCCACTCGCCCGGCATCCGG